ATTCCCAGTTATCATCTGGATAAACAGGGTTATTCATCATTTTAGAATCTTTTTCATACATACTTTTTTGTATGGTTCTCTCATACCGACAATTGAAACACCCTTTTTTGATAGGTTCACGTAACTTATTCCAAAATACCATGTTCTTTGTCAGTCATTTTATTCCATTCCCAGTTATCATATGGATAAGCGGCTGGACCATCTTCTCTATGAAGTTGACCATTTTCTTTCCGCCAAGTTTTGTATCAGTTTCGTGTGACATAGAAGATATGATCCCCAATGATAGTAGAAACATTGAAACGTTTATTCCATCGTGGATTAACTGCTTTGGTATGATACCATAGTGCACCTTCTGTAAAGTCTGTATATTTATTGGCTAATATATCCCCTGCGATTTCCCAAGCTGTTCGCCACGCTTGTTGTTCATATACCCTATCGTGTTTACCATCTAGTGCCCAAGAGAACTGTGCCACTTTACGTTTTGTTTTAGCTGAACGTCTGATATCCCATACCACTTCTTCATATGTATTGGGGTATTTCTTTGAAAGGACACGATTACGTGTTACTAATGCCACTGCTACTTGTCCACGTAGGCTTTCGGAACGTGCTTCATGGTATATGTTACAAGCCAATGCGATACGTTCGCTACGTTCTTTACTACAGTCTAGTAGTGTTCCGTTTGCATCTTCCCATGGATATAGTTCGGGGAGGATTTCTACGTATACGGGTGATATGGGTGCGGGCACGAGGACCATTGGTTTTTCGGGGTATATGTGCAATAGTGTGCTACCTACGGCATATGCTGTTAGTAATGCTATTACACTGATTGTGTGTTTTTTCATCATCATGATTTAATATATCATATAATGTAGTAATGTCAAGATATTAGTTTCCACCAGAACTGTTCTTTTGGATCGGTGATTACGTCTTCCATAGTAACACGTTCGCCATACAACCGCCATTCGGTGTCATTTGCACGTACAACAGCTGGTCCATCTGTTCTATGTAGTTTATCATTCAAGTACCAACGTTTGGTGCCATTTGCATATTCGACGGCAGGGCCATCTGTTCTATGTAGTTTATCATTCAAATACCAAGATTTGGTGCCATCTTCATAAGTATGACATATCGGTTCAGTCATGTTTTCATCTTCCACCAGAACAGTTCTTTTGGATCGGTGATTACGTCTTCCATAGTAACACGTTCGCCATTCAAATACCAATACTTGTTGCCATTAGCAAACTCAATGGCAGGTCCATCTGTTCTATGACGTTTGCCATTCTTGAACCATTGTTTGTCGCCATTTGTAAATTCAATAGCAGGGCCATCTGTTCGATGATATTCACCATTCAAGTACCAAGCTTTGGTGCCATTTGATTCTTCAATAGCAGGTCCATCTGTTCTATGAAGTTTATCATTAAAGTACCAAGCTTTGGTGCCATTTGCATCGGTATGCATTCCATTTTTATTCATGATCTTAACTTCCACCAGAACAGTTCTTTTGGATCGGTGATTACGTCTTCCATAGTAACACGTTCGCCATTCAACCGCCATTCGGTGTTGTACGTGCAAATGACAGCAGGTCCATCTGTTCTATGACGTTTGCCATATTGATACCAATACATGTTGCCATTTACATTTTCGACAGCAGGTCCATCTTCTCTATGACGTTTGCCATGTAGATACCAATACATGTTGCCATATGATTCGATTGCTGGTCCATCTGTTCTATGACGTAAGCCATGTAGATACCAAGATTTGCTACCATTTGCATATTCAACAGCAGGTCCATCTTCTCTGTGAAGTTTATCATTCGTATACCAACGTTTGGTGCCATCTTCATAAGTATGACATATCGGTTCAGTCATGTTTTCATCTTCCACCAGAACAGTTCTTTTGGATCGGTGATTACGTCTTCCATAGTAACACGTTCGCCATTCAACCGCCATTCGGTGTCATTTGCACGTACAACGGCAGGTCCATCTGTTCTATGTAGTTTATCATTCAAATACCATTCTTTGGTGCCATTTGTATATTCAATGGCGGGTCCGTCATCCCTATGAACTTCGCCATTCTTAAACCACCACTTGCTACCATTTGATTCTTCAATGGCTGGTCCGTCTTCCCTATGCGATTCACCATTGAATAACCAATACTTGTCGCCATTTGCATATTCAACAGCTGGTCCATCTGTTCTATGTAGTTTGCCATGTAGATACCAATACTTGTCGCCATTTGCATAAGTATGACATATCGGTTCAGTCATGTTTTCATCTTCCACCACATTTTACACTCAATGTTATTGTACGTTCATTATGCTATATGGTATACATTGTGTCAAGCAATCTTTTTACTTGACTATGGATGAAAACGTGTTATACTGGTAGTGATACGTTTGATTTGAAAACGATTCTGTAGGCATCAGTCCATTCTAACACATATATGTTTTATGTCAAGGTAAAAGATTGCTTGACAGTATATGAAAACGTGTTATACTGGTAGTGATACGCCGTTTTTTTATTATTACTACGCAGGCATCAGTCCATTGTAACACACATAGAAACTTTGTCAAGCGTTTATTTCACGGTGATAGAATGATTATACGTCAGGCATCAAGCCCATTGTATCACATATATGGCAAGGGTTGACAGCATTGAGTATATGTGTTATAATACCACTGTTTTTATTATTGGTGGGTCGGGTATCACCACCATTATAACATGTTTTTATGCGTTATTATTACTATTAATCCATACGAAAGTCATTGTAACACATATACGCTTTATGTCAAGTGTTAATCAATGCGCTAGACGCAAGATTTTTATGTTTGGCTTCGATCATGATGTCAGCATATGGCAAGAATGATTCAGCCCATTGATTACACGCTGTATTCCACATCATATCACTGTGTGCACGTAGTTTATGTTTCTTGTATCCATCCTCAAGCAACGTAGGCATATCGGGCATAACATCGGTAGGATGGTCAATAAGGATATCCTCACGTGATAAGCTATAGTGGATGGTAGGACGCACACCACGCCAACTGTCAATGACACGTTTGAATCGGTCGTCGGTAGGCTGTATGTATTCGCCTTCACGGCACCAGTGATGATGTATGTCAAGGACAAGTGCTAGGTCATTAGCAAGGTCAAGTGAACTGTCAATACCCCACGCATTCTCATCATTCTCGATAGTGATACAGTTACGTGCTTCTGTAGACAAGCGTGGTAGAATGGCATCGATGCCATCGGGACCGTTGCGACCAGAGATATGCACGTTAATTTTGAAGTCCATGAAGTTTTCGCCATAACCCATCATACGTGCAATGTCAGCATGATATTCAAACTCACGAATAGAGTTTTCTACAATATCGGGGTTGTCACTGGCAAGCACGGTAAACTGACCGGGATGCATTGATAGTCGCACATCATTATCACGTGCAAGGTCGCCAGCCTGTTTGAGTCGTGATGAAACGTGATGTTTTACATCATTATTATAGAAGTATTTCCAATCAGGATGGGTATACATTGGTAGAACGTCACTGCCGATGCGCAACATACGCTGATTAGGCGGCAAGCTGGCTACATATTTGATAAGATTGATAACTGATTCACAGTTAAACTTGGCAAGTTCATATAATCGCTGTTCGGCTATATCAATGCATGATTGTGAAGCAAGCCAACGAGCAGTAGTGGTCTTGCCATTGAACGGTCGCTGAACGTCTTCCAGCAACTTCTTGGTGAGCGATTGGTCGGGATGCATATACTTACATGCAAAGCCGACACGCTGTATTGATTGGTCAAAATAATTCATAATAAGATTATACGCAAAACAACAATATTGTCAAGTGTTATTCTACGAATCGTTTATATCTCCAAAGGCGTTTTTCATCACTGTCTGCTGCCCAGCACCGCCGTTTCTTTCGAACTCCTGCTGTCGGGTGGTTACAGTTATCCCTAGCATTTGTATAGCGTATATTGGGATTATTATGAAATGCGAAATGCTTACAGTTAAGACAGTTTTTTCTTATGTCGGGTGGCATACGTAAACTATCCCAAAACGATTGTTTATCGTCATTCATGTTTCATTCTCCACCAAAATGCTTCCTGTTCAGTCAATACGTCTTCCATAGTAACTTGTATGCCATTCAAACACCAGCCATTGGTGCCATCTACACGTACAACGGCAGGTCCATCTGTTCTATGTAGTTTGCCATTAATATACCAATGTTTGCTACCAGTTGGATATTCGATTGCTGGTCCATCTGTTCTATGACGTTTGCCATTAATATACCAAAACTTGGCACCAGTTGGATATTCAGTCATGTTTCAATGTCCACCAGAACTGTTCTTTTGGATCAGTGATTACGTCTTCCATATGAACGGAGAAACCATTCAAATACCAATACTTGTCGCCATTTGCCGCTTCGACGGCAGGTCCGTCTGTTCTATGACGTTCACCATTCAAATACCAATACATGTTGCCATATTCTTCAATGGCTGGTCCATCTTCTCTATGTCGTTCGTCATTCAAATACCAAGCTTTGGTGCCATTTGCATCTTCAACAGCAGGACCATCTACTCGATGTCGTTCGCCATTCAAGTACCAATATTTGTCGCCATGTGCAAATTCAATGGCAGGTCCATCTTCTCTATGTAGTTTACCATTAAAGTACCAAAACTTGTCGCCATTTGAATTTACAATGGCAGGGCCATCAGTTCTATGACGTAAGCCATTAATATACCAATACTTGTCGCCATTTGCATATTCAATAGCTGGTCCGTCTGTTCTATGACGTTCACCATTCAAATACCAATACTTGTCGCCATTTGCATATTCAATAGCTGGTCCGTCTGTTCTATGACGTTCACCATTCAAATACCAATATTTGCTACCATTTGCATCAAATCTTGGTTCAGTCATGTTTCAATGTCCACCAAAATGCTTCCATCGGTTCTATGCAGTTTACCGTCCATAGTCCAACGTGCCGTGCCCAATCATTAATTTCCATTTCGCATGTCATATAGTTACTCTACACCATAATGCATCGTATGTCAATAGGCTACTATATCACACACTATTACGTCAGGCATCAAGCCCATTGTATCATATATATGGAATCTGTCAAGGGGTTATTATTACTATTAATCGATACGAAAGGCATCAGGCCCATTGTATCATATATATGGAATCTGTCAAGGGGTTATTATTACTATTAATCGATACGAAAGGCATCAGGCCCATTGTATCATATATATGGACGCTGTCAAGGAATATTACTATTAAATGATTAATAAATGGTGGGAGGGGTGTGTGTGGTAGCAACCATATGAGATGGCTACTCCACGGCGCTTAAAATCCATTCTAGACTATATTTAATGCTTGACATATGGTGTGTATATGATATACTGGTATGATGCTTGAATTATGGATTTCAGAAGTTGGGTATCACTACCAGTATAACACGTTTTCAAGTACCCGAATGCCGTGTCTGCTGGGATAAAGAACAGCATGGCATAGAAAGTCTTAGACACATCTACAACCAACAATTTCTTAATGATAAAATAATTCCGGATAGATTGGTTAAGAAGGCTGCTGTAATGAATAAGATTGTTCATGCTGATATTAAAATTGGCAATACATGCAAAGTTGCATGTGCAATGTGCCATCCATGGCCACCACTGTTATAGTAATCATCAATACGAGTCTTGGGATCATGGAAGTAATCTGTTCCCATGTCTCTGGTTAAACTAATTTGGACTGCGTCTTTAATTAGTTTCTCAACTGGATCATACTCGCCTTTCTCTAACATGTCTGCACTCTTAAGGATTGCACGTTCTAGTTCTTGTCGTTTTGTAAACCCTTCAAACTCTGCCATAAACCAATCGTTATGTCCATCCAGCATATCGGGGATAGGCTTTAACTCAACTCCAACGCTTGCCTTAACCATTTCATATGTAGGCAGTGTAGCATGCTTTGTGCTATGCTCTGCGATAAATGTTGCTGTGTCTTTAAGACTTCTATCAAAGTTTTCTGGATTAAAGATGTTTTGCACTCTGACATAGTTCTGTGCATCCTGCATCATCATTTCTAAGAATAGTTTTTGTAAATCCGGGGTGTATTCTTTACTCATAATATTCCTTTAACTCTTTACTGTTGGGAAAAGTGTTTAAAGCATAGCATTTAAGTTCAATTCCTTTTTGACTCAAGTGCCATTGTATCATCGCTTCATGTACTACGTCTTCACTTTCAATAATAGAAAATTTGCCTTCTCTATAGTTTATATAATTTTTCCAATCTTTCCAAATTTTATTTTGTCCCTGATGCCAAACATCGCACATTTTGTTAAACTTAATAATATCTGTAATATCACACTGTACACTTTTTATTACTAATAACATTACTTCTTTTAAGTTTTTAAAAATATCCATGGTGTCAATACAGACAAATCCCAGTTGCTCTGCTCGATCCCACTGCTCTTTCATTTGTGGAATCCACCACTCAAGCAATTGTAAACTAATGGCTTCTCGTTTTTCCCATTTTTCAAGTGCATCTATATTATTGTTCCAAGCAGCTAAGTCCAACCCCTCTATTGCTCGGGTAGAATATTTTGGAATTTTTTGCTGAGTAATCTTTGCAAACTCAGCTGAGTCATCAGTCTTGGGACCTAAATAAAATTTTATACCATGTTCTTTATTAATATATTCAATTACCTCTATGCCTTTCATGTCCGGCATTGGAACAATAGGAGTAAAAATATTATCATCTGATTCAATATATTTCTTTTTAATTAACGCTTCCTTAGTTACTGGATGCCATTGTTTCTTAAAACCATGTGATGTAACTATGTCGTTGCCGGGTACAAAACTTAACCAAATATTCATTGACATTTCCCACAATTAAATAAGCAATAGTCTGGTTTACTAGTCTGTATTGTAGCATAAAAATTATTAAAATAAGATATCTGATTACTTAGTTTACTAGTTTTAATATTATGGTCCTCTTTATTTTTACGCCATTGACTCTTATAATGAAAGTTATAGTGTTTGCTATAACAGCATGGTGAATAGTAGCCGTCACTGCTAATAAAATGCATCATGTCATCTTTACATTTAGGATCGATCTATAACAAAATCTCTATTAGGAGTAGTTTCAAATTTTCTTTGTACAATATCCCTTGGGTGTCATTGCATCTATTGGTAAGTGTAGCAACACCACCAATAGTTAAGGCGTCAATAATACCCTCACATACTATACTAAACTTTCCTCCTTGGGATTTGCCTGTCTATTCCGTAAACGTAGTTGCTCTCGTAATTATTAAAGTATTTAGGCTTAGTCTCGTTATCTGCGGCTCTTGCTGTTGATCCTATAACACGGCCCTGCCAAGTACAGGGAATAATAATACGCTTATACATTCTAGCAGGTTTAGTGTCGCTCCACAATAACTCATTTACTGGCATCTTACGCTGTTGTGCATATTCCAGTAACTCTGCTGGGCCTTGTGTTAATGGCACACAATCTTGAGGTAGTTCACGCTCTGGAAACTCAATAGTAAACTCAGGTTCATCTATCTCCTCTTCAAGCACCACAGTATCTTTAATGCGCAGCGCTTCAACTACTACACGTTTTCATTTTAAGTCAAGCATAAACGATACGAAGAAGTTTCAAAGAAGGTATGTGACGACATCACGTGGGTTAAAACGCTTTATATCCAATAATCGGGGCGCGCTGCACGGTTAATATCTTCGGGCGAAACCCATTGTAAACAAAATATACCGGCATCTTCTTCTTTTTCGAAATAGAATGAAAACGCCGTACCGCTAGAGTGTTTAGCAATCACGTCGCCTTTACAGTTATGATGAATCCATAACCGAAGCTGGTGCGCTGACCGTCCTGACTCATGTGTTATTCCACCGACCATAGTGTATCCATCGGTATTATAGAACATTTGAAATATAGTGTCATTTGAAATATAGTTGAATGTCATTTTATTACTCGAACGATTTCCATATCGATGTTATAATCATCACTGGCAAAGTCCAAGTAGTCTTGGTATGATTTACCTACCCATGCAGGAAGTTCATCTTCCATCTTATGCCAGCGTGGACCTTTCCATTCATCGCATTTGTATGTGGTATCCCATCCGCCGTCTTGTGAATACATGGGTGATTCTTGCACGTCACGGACATAATCATCACTATTCAAAATAACATCGGCTGTTAATACTAATAGTGTACAGCCGGTAAGGGTATAGTTTATACCATCTTTTGAATGCGGTGTCATTGTATTGCCTATTTGAAATGCGTTAAAAACTGTGATTTTGGGGATTTGGTAGAATCAGGGGTGAACGATACTGTTACCGGGTCACCCCTGTTTCTAAATTATTCGATTTTTATCTACTATGTGAGTAGTTTATCTAGCCAGCACCTCTTTGAGTAGAACGCAATGTCTAAACTATTGACTGTAGGGATCAGCCACTATACTATATTTATCATGTAATACTATACACGTTTATACTCTAGTATTTATATCAAGTCTGAGATTACGACTTGTAGTAGGTGTCTTTGGGCCGTACCGAACGATATCCCTATCGTTGTTAATCCTTTATCCACTAAGTGCCTTGCGGCTTACCTAGTATCACCTAATGCTGCCTTGATTAAAGTGGTGGCGTTTCCACTGTCGCATTACACTACTCGTCCATCTATCTTCCGCCTGTCTTGCGAACAGTTCAACTTTGCTAAAAGTTTACGTCTTCTTTTCGAACAATCACTCGCAGCCTTGGGAGCTTTGAGCAAACTACATTCACTTACGTGTGTAGTATTAAGCACCTTTAGTGCAATACCGGGACAGACTTTCCATTTGACAATGTTGGAATTGAACCAACGTTCGTCTGCTATGAAGGCAGATGTCTAACCATTCGACATATTGTAAATCACCATGATGTGCTGTCCCTGTTGCGTCATAACCTTTTGGGTTACAATATACAACACACCACCTGTTTTTCGGCTTGCGACCTAATAAACGTTTCTTCTGGTTTATGTCCCTCTTCAAAGAACGAGGTCCATCCACCGTTGAAATACCAACCGCCCTTCTACGCTAATAGTCGGACTACTTTGATTACCTGTTAGTCAATCTTCGCTGAATAGGTTTGCATGTTATGGCGATGTTGCTGCATCTTTTGTCCTCATCGTTGACCAAGACCATTTTATCCTTTCGGACCATACCCCTATCTTACCGTGTAACCCCTACCTTTCGATAGAAGTCCCGTCGCCGGGAGACTCAGGCTTGTTTAGATGGACCATTACTGGCGATGCTATGTGATATATACATCTTTGGGTACGTTACCGCACTTATCCTTAATGGACGCTAAACCGCCCATTAACTCTATTCTATTTTCAATCAGCGTTGCTACACTGTCTGTAGCGGCTTACTTATTCAATATAACCATTATACTATAACTAAATGGCTTTGTCAATAACTATTTTCAAAAAACTTATTATATAAGTGCTTTGAAAATGGACCGATGGCTGCGCCTTACATACGCTATCGGTCCCTAGCACATGGGTCTTAAAGTAGACCACACCGTTGATTCTTATCGACCCTCAACGAACCCGTCCAAAATTAAAGTATTTGAAAAACTGCATCAGCTTTGTTTTGCCTCGGAATATCAGGGGTTCTTTATTTGATTTAACCATTATACTATATTGTTATGGCATTGTCAATCTAAAATTTTAAAGAATGTTTTAGGTGGAAAAAAACTGTGCTACTTCACAGGAAAGCGAGCTGGTCTAAAACTATGGAACAACTAAACATAGGAGAGACTTACGCTCGCGCCTAAAACATTCTTTAAACTTTCAGTCTGTCAACAACTATCATCATTTGATTTCTTCCTTAAATACGCACAAAGCAACGACACTAGATTCATTTTCATTGCCAGAGCCGACTTCAATGCGCATTTCCTTAATTGATTGCGAACATACTTCATAGCTGGGCATCGTCGCATGCGGATTCGAACCGCTTCAAGGGGTTAACCTCTTATCTCCACGCCCTTCCCGGAAAGGGTCAGTCAATTCTTTATCCAAAAAACATAAAAAAGAATGCAGCACCAACACCACTACAAACAGCAATCATCAGTACGACGGTCTTAATATCTTCTCGGTCAATTTTCATCTAAGCTTCTCCAATACATTCACAGCTAATGTCTTTTAGCCAATAATAATCAGCGTCCATTGCCTGATTGGTTGCATCATGTTCATCTTCTGCGATGTTATGATTCGGATATTGCTTTGAACGCCATTTTTGTTAACTCGGTATACAGGTTTAGATTTTCTTTAATCATGTATTCCTGTGTTGGGGATTTGGCGTGTTGAAGTTGGTGTTCATATAGTTTGGCTTCATGGCGTAGGTATTTCCATAATGATACCATAGCATCCATTGACGGTTCTTTATTCATTGACTTAATGTATGCGTAGTATGTTGGATTACGATTAAGATAAGTCTTACTGAATTGCTTATCGGATAGTCCAATGTTTTCTATACGCAGACGATGTAATATTTCGTTAAGGATATCGATCATATTGTATTATACTATATGTGATAGGTTAAGTCAAGATATTAATATGTTATTATCAACTATAAATTATTCGATAAAGTAACTTTGAAAGACTTTGTTACATAAGAGGTATACAAGAATATCAAACGATAATCTACTAGATAATGGAAGATTTATTTAATACCTTTTAAAGTGCTAGGTGATTCTGTTTCCAAGTTCACCTAGCGAAACTCATTTCCTACGAAGCAGGGCGAAAACCGTTAGGTTCAGGCTGCTACCGCCATAGGAACAAAATTGTCGTTAGACGCTTTTGCAATTGTTGTGTCGTTACGTTAACCCAGTTTCCACGGGACAATCTCGGTATCGTTTTTACTGCATCAGTCGAACCTGTTTCACTCCCATCATAAGGACACCATATAATATCCTTATGGTGGAAGTGGTGGGTACTGCCCCCACGTATCTGAACTGCCTATTATACTAGCCTCAAACGATTGTATTCTTATTTAGTGTGTCATCTTATTGTTACCATGTGTATTATACCACTATATAACAGGAAAGTCAATTGTTTTATAATAAATAAGTATCTATTGATAAATGCGTCAATAGTTATTATGGATTTCTTCTAATACTACAATATTGACGGCGATGGGTGGAACTTTCACAGTGATATCGGGCAGGATATAACGGTGGTAGCGCACTTCGGAAGTATACCAGCATGATCCTGATGGGACGTTATTCGGGATTTTAACGAATAGGTCGGCGTGTTGTGCAACCCCTGCTGGCCACACGGTGTTTGGACTTGGGCGTGTCACTAGGTTAGAATATAAGTTTCCATCGCTACACATAAGGCTTTGGTCTATTACAGTAAGACGGGGTGTTGTATATGCGGTATAAGTGAAATCTAGTTTGGCATATTCACCGGGGCGTGTTGGTCCATCGATATGTGTTGCACTAACATCACGTATGGGTGCTTTAATATCCATCCAGAATAGTGTTCCCAAAATAGAACAGGATGTCAATACGAATAGCAAGAATCCTACTGCAAAAATATGTGATGGGTCTTTGATATCTACGTCATTGCACTCATTTTTGATATGTGCCACTAAGTTCATTGTATTTTCCTTTTATGATATATTTACGATAACTGAGGCTACGATGGCTGTTACTACGGATATGAGAATGATACCAGCAAATCCATACGCAAGGATTTTGACTGGTGTGTGTTCATGTTTAGTGATGAAGTCATGGCTCATACTTTTTTCGATGCTGGTTAAACGGCGTTCTAATTCAATAGTGCGTTCATCGATACGACCAAGCAACTCACGTATGTCGTTGTTTTCTCGTCTGTCAAAGCTCTGTCGTTCTTCTGTTTTCATAATCTTTGCCCAATGCCTGTATACGTTTATTTACTATATATTAGTAAAGATTATGGATGTATATATTATGTAAGAAAGTCTTCGTCGGTAAATCCAGCAACATTTTGTGTATCATTAAATTCGTTGATAGGTTCAAGATCATCATTTAGTTGACCTGCATAACCTATACCGTATTCGGCGAACTGCGCAAGATTTTGTCCTTCACGCAAACCAAGTTTAAGGAAGTCGCCTGTTTGTGTAGGTGCGGCGGATTTTGCTAGGAATTCTGCACGGTTGCTACCATCTTGTCCATACGTTGGTAGTTGCCTTGCGAAGCTTAACATGGTTGCTTTATTGCCGGGTGACACCAGCGAGGTATCGATATCGGATATAGCAATGTTTTCTAGTTCGGTATTCAATTTATCTGCGGTGCCTATCCAGTTATTGCGTGAGGTGTCTATTAAATTTTGAACCGTTGGTGAACTATTGTTACCTATGATTGTGAATTCGTCTGTGATTTGAGTTTGTTTGGCGCTTGCCCAATCGTCCAATGTAGCGAAGATACCGATCAGTGGATCATTGATTGTTCCTGCGGATACATCTGTATATGCTCCACCAAGACCTGCGCTTAGTTGACCATATAATGATTGAACGTCTGCGGTTACGCCAAGGTCTGATAGTTGGTCGATTGCCTGTTTATATGACGGTATGTAATCTTCGATGCCATATCCTGCGGCGATACCCATAACGTCACGCATTAACACTGATCCGTCTGGACCAGTGCCGTTACCAAAGACGCCTGAAATATTACTAAAGTATTCAGGTGATAGTAGGTCGGTTTGTCCGAGAATATTGGTTAAGTCGCTTCCGCCTGCCATGCCGCCCATCATATCCCCTAGATCACCAAGACTGGCCAATGAGCCTGTATCAATGCTACCTAGTTTTGTTCCGAGGTCAGCGAAGCTACTGAATGATTTACCAATATTGTTATCGAGAACTTTTGTTACATCGGTCAGCTGACCTAGATTATTAAGATTGATTCCTGATCCCATCACTTCTTGGATGTCGGCAAGGTCGGTGATATTAGTAATACCGTTCATTACTTCTTGTATTTTTCCTTGGTATAGTGGGTTAGAAAGATCATCTAGTGGAATCCCCAACCCTTCAAGTTTGGTTGCTATGTTACCGATATCACCCAGTCCTTCACTTAATAGTTGCGATGCGATTTGTCCGGGCTGCATTAGATTGGCGAAGTTCGATACGTCACCAAATTTACCGAGACTTGCGAAACCTGCACCAAGATCGGGGAAGGATGCTCCGAGTCCATCTGTAAGGCTACCGATACCATTTGTTAATAGTTCATCGAAGTTACCAATGGAATCTCCTAGAAACCCACCATCGGTAAAGTCTTTAGTAAGTCCTGTAATACCACCGAAGTCTGTGTTTAAGGCACGAGTAATTGTTGGCATAATATCTATACTTGATCCACTGAATGATTGAACTTGATTAAAAATCTGAAGCCCAGCGCTAATATCCACTGGCATGAATTCGGATGCATGGGCGGTGATTGAAGTAATCAGACTTGAAGAATCGGTTACTTTGGATGCTAGATCACCCAGACCACTGGGTACGGCTGCGGTTAATGCTGCTGCGATACCAGACCCACCAGCTGCACTAGTTATGGCACCCAATGTTCCACTTGATATGGCTGTTAATGGGTCTAATCCTGTATCGCCTACTGCACCACTTGCGGCACTCATTGCCGCCTGTGCAACGATGGCGGTTGGTCCATTTGCTGCTACTGCCATAATAGTAGGGGCAACACTAGCAATACCGGGGATTCCCCCAAGCATTCCGCCGAACATACCAAATCCGCCAGATGTCATTCCTGCAATTTTACATGCCATAATCTTATCCTATAATAACGTTCGAACTACCAGTAGCTCTAGAATGACCACAGGTATCTACATCACCTACACGTATTACGGGAATACCTTCAACTAACACTTTGGTACTACCTTTGCCTGTACGTGCACTACAATGAATAGGCACATCAGGACAAGGGGCGTGTGGGGATACCGGAACACCGGTATAGCACAACGGGCGACCATTCACGGTCACCTTTGTTGAACCTTGCATTGTTGCTCCGCCGCCACCATTAATATCGCCTAGTCTAACTGCCTGTGATGCCATGTAGTTCGTTCACTCCTGCTACTTGAATACCGGATGTGCTTTTGATGTAACTATTCTTAATATCGTCACGTGGAGTAGTTAGCATAGCGACAGCGGTTTTCATAATCTCTACACTCTTATTTATGTCCATACAAAACACACTTGGTTGCATATCCAAGATAGGTTCGCCTTTATCATTTTGAACTAGACCGATTGTGGCTGGTTTTTTTACGACATATTTTGTATCGCCTTCTACTTCTAGTTTGCCGATAATTTCTTCGCCGTTAGTCATTCTAAAGACGAAGATATCGCCTTCTTTTTTACTTTGAACTAACATTGATATATTCCTTTTTGATGATGTTTCTACTGTTATTTATAGATAAATAAATATGATTAAATATTTTGGATAAATACTAAGGTATGAGTACAATAAAAGATTTTGGGGATAAGCATGTTGCCGTTAGTTCTCTTGAGACAAAACTTCACGCAACAAGAAAAGACCCCCGTATAGTTTCAGTGAACTGGTTTTTAGGCAAGAGATGCAACTACGATTGCTCTTACTGTGCATCGTTCTTTCACGACAACTATAGTCCGCATATTAAGTTAGAAGATGCCAAGTCTTTCATCGAAAGTCTGCGCGATGAAGTAAAAACCCAAAACAAAATGATAAAGTTTGCAATCACCGGAGGCGAACCATTCATTCATCCACACTTCTATGAAATAGCAGAGTTCATAAAGTTACAGGGTAACTGTATACAACTTAGCGTCACTACAAACGGATCACTACCCTTAGAATATTACCTACGATGTATTGAACACATTGACACCATCACCGTTAGTTTACATATGGAAAAATCAAACACTATTATAGATAACACAATAGCCAAAATCATAGCATTATCGAACAACGATATATTCCTCAATGTAAACCTTATGGCATTGCCGGGAAAGTTTGATAAAATAAAAGAAATCATTGATGTGTTTCATAAGCACAATATAAAGTTCGTGTTACGGAAAATAATCCCACCATATGAAGACAAGGACGCCATCGTAACCAAGAAGACTCTGACCGTTCCTATAGCAGAGTTGGAAAAAGACTTTGATAAAGTGAAGTTCGACAAGAAGCAATATGCCATTGAAACGACCAGTGATAGATATCTTGAATATTACTCAAAGGATGAGTTGGCATTTCTAGATGCATTTGTTCATAACAGTTGGTGCAACATCAAGTTACATACCGAAGATGATACATTAGAATGCAATACAGATGACCTCATATTACAAGATGCAAACAACTGGCAAAACTGGAAGTGTTATATCGGGATTGACTCATTGTATATTCAACACAACGGGTCAGTTTTTAGAGGAACTTGTATGCAGGGTGGATCAATAGGAAAAATAGGTTCTCCTATTGATTGGCCAAGAGAACCTATTGTTTGTCCTATTTCAAAATGCGGATGCAATGCCGACATGGTAATCAGGAAAGTAAAAGACGACAGATATACTGGGTTGATTAACTAAAGGTAACACCCAAAAAGATAATACCACATAGAATAACGAATATAGCCAAGGCAGACTTCCACCCACATGCATGAGCAAATACATGAATTCCTTCAATGAATAATACTATCATCTCACCCATAGTCTTTTATTTCCTGTTCAGTCATTTTCTGTAGACCATTATTACCACCGTGTACAGCCTTGCCATTAATATAAATCTGCGGAACTGTGCGATGACCTTCTTCTTTTAGAAACTCGCGAGTTCCCGGCGTCATCTCAATGTCAATCTCCAAAAATGGCAGATTGATTTCCGTTAGTTTTTTCTTTGCCTGAATACAGTGCGGACAATCGTTTTTTGTATATAGTTTAATCATTATGTTCTCCTGCTATGTAGATTTATAAATCAAAGTCCTTGAATGTATCGCCGTCTACGTCTTGAACAGTTCCGCCCAAAATATATGATGACACCTGTACTTCTTGAGGAGCCACTTGAACTTCGCTTCCGCTAATCCATTTTTGCGTCCAAGGTAATGGATTGGCTTGTGGAACTTTATACGGGCTTGGTAGTTTAATTGACTGCAATCGTTTATGTGCAACCCATTCTACGTATTGGTTTAGTAGTTCTTCGTTCAATCCAATCATTGAGCCATCCTTAAACAGATATTTGGCCCATGCTTTTTCCTGATCAACAACGTCAGTAAATAGGTTAAGACATTCTTCTTGTGTCTCTTCTGCAATCTTTGCGAAATCGGGGTCGTCGGTGGGTAGATATTTGATCAAGTTCTGCGTAGCTGCCAAATGAACATTCTCGTCGCGGCAAATAAGTTTGATTATTTTAGCGTTGCCTTCCATCTTTTTTAGTTCAGCGAATGCCCATGCACATGCAAAACTCACATAGAAACGAACACCTTCCAATGCATTGACGCTATTGATAGCCATCCAAATATGCTTCTTTAGTTGATAGTCCGACATCGTACGTTTATCATTGCGCCATTTATGTGTAGCATCAATCAACTCGTCGTAATATTTTGCGATTGACTTGGCACATTCCATGACTTCGGTGTTGTCATTGACGGCATCGAATACTTTACTCGGGTTTGCATACACATTGCGGATGATATAGGTATATGATCGTGAATGGATAGTTTCGTTGAATGACCATGTTTCAATGAATGCTTCCAACTCCGGTAAGGTAGCCAATGGCAAGAACGCAAGATTAGGTGATCGCCCCTGAACACTATCGAGGATGATTTGACGTTTCAGGTTGCTGGTGAAAATATGCTGTTCATATTCGCTCAACTCTTTGAAGTCTTTTGCATCGCGCATAATGTCAACTTCTTGTGGCGTCCAGAAGAATCCAATCATCTTCTCGGTAAGTTTTTCAAAGGCGGGATACTTTACTGTCTCGTATCTCTGCATCCCCATTGCCTCGTCTAAGAATAACTTCTTGTTTGTGTGGTCTGTGTGTTTCGTATTAAATACTGTCATTGTTTTCTCCAAATATCGATTTCGGGTTGCATCATAGGTCTAACTCATCAATGCGTAAATTATAGCAATCAGATTTTACAGTGAAGTTATTTGAGGGATCAACCTCTCCCCGCGTAAGCATCGTTGCTTCTTCAAAATATTTCATCTTATCTTTAAATCCAAGTATCCAAGCCGTTGACAAATCCTTACTGACACGAGTGAATGCATAAACGTCACATTTCTGCGTAGTATTTAACTTAGCCACACTACATTCATAATATGGTTTAGGTGCCACGGTTGTTCTTTTTGTCTTTACATCAATTGTAATATCCTCGAAAACAATATCATAATCATAAGTATTACGTATCGCTGCCCCCTCGCCCAAAAAGTCAGCGACAATACGCTCACCAATGAATCCGGCAATGTTACCTGCGCCACCAGTTATACTGTTGTTGAGCCTTCCCATTTCTGCCGATTTTTCGGTAGCTTCGTGTACGATATCACTCGTCAGTTTAACCTCGATCATTTCGTTACTTCCTCGTATAGTTTCGGCATTACATCTTTCATCTTTAATGACGAATCTTGCTCATACCATTCTATGTATCTAGTGAACTTCGCTTTGAGTTCGGGTTTGTATTTATGCGTTAGGTATTCATCAATTCGTTTATCAGATTCATTTTCGATATAGCCAGCTGAATTGTTAAAATCAAGTTCTTTTATATTATCTCGTATAGTATTGACATAATCGATACCAAGCGCATCTAGCGTTAAATATGACGGATGATCAGTTAATGAAAATCCAACTGTCAACTTGTTACTGTGTGTCCATTTGATAAACTTATCCATATGTTCCAATGATAATGCCTGTATAGTATTGACAATGCCCACATGATGTTTTTCTATGTTATGCTGGCAGTAATCCCTGAACATCAATATATTATTTTCTACTTCTGGCCAGTGACTACCCTTTCTAATATAATCCTGCGCATCACCTATTCCTTCGAGGCTTACGCTAACACTTATATACTTGAACTTATCAAGCCGCTTCATTATGGGGATGAAATCAACACTCCCATTACTGACAAAATGTAATCGCACTTTAGATGCCTTGTCTGCCGGAACATTATCTAAAATAGTAAGTAACTTGGTATCAATAAACGGTTCACCACCCAATAGTTTTATGCTTTTTATTTCTTTACTCAATGCATATAACAGAGTGCGATATTCATTGACCATAAATGTATTCTTAGTTCTTTCGAAGTAGTCAGGCTCATCAGCCAGCACCTCTTGAACAAATTCATTACTCTTATCTTTGGCCCATCGGTTATAAATCTGGGTGCTGTCGGCTGGGTTGCACATCGCACAACTGAAATTACAAAGATTATTGGTTTTTATATCGGCATGCATCAACACATTGTCGTGCTTTAATGCATTTTTGACCCACGAGTTATTGATGTCATCCTCTTTGATAAATGTTTGATGATAGATATTTCGTAGGCTTAGTAACCCTGCTTCTTCTTTCTTCCAACAGTTATTACATTCAGATATTTTATTTCCTGCCTCAAGGTTGTCATTCATGTACTTGAAGTATTCGCTGTTTTGCCAATCTGCGATAGCATAATAATCTTTCTCGCCAGTGAAGTCAGATGCTTTCTTGTCGACATGACAACATGGCACAATATCATTTTGCATTCCTGAACGTATAGCAAATCGTGACGCAAAACAAAATGTCTTATTATTAGCCATTTTTGCTCATAGCATACATGCATCGCAATCTTCTGGGTCTTCTAACTCAGATAATGTATCAACTTCATCTTTTTTATCAAATGCATTTTCATCATATTCGCCTTGGCCATCATTGGTATTGAAGTAATAAAGCGTCTTAATTCCCCACTTGTATGCCATAAGCAAATGTTTCAATAACTCACTCATCGGAATCTTTTCATCTTCGTAGAAGGCTGGATTGTAACTCGTGTTCGTTGAAATAGATTGGTCAATGTATTTCTGTAGCACTGCCATAATCTTTAGATAGCCTTCTGGTGATTTTTGATCCCATAATAGTTCATACTTATTCTTTAGGCGTGGATACCCCGGCACAACTTGTTTCAACACACCATCCTTAGATTGTTTGACTGATACATACGAGCGCGGCGGTTCAATGCCGTTTGTGCTGTTGCTGATTTGCGATGAAGTCTCCGATGGCATAAGGGCCATTAATGTGGCATTACGAATGCCAGTATCTTTTAGTTGCTCGCGAAGTGCTTGCCACGGCATACGTTCAACATGCGGGACCAACTCATCAACCGTCTTCTTGTATGTGTCAATGGGCAGGATACCATCACTGTATCGGGTGTTTGCATTTAGTTTACATGCACCTTTTTCGGCAGCAAGGTCTGCGCTTGCTTTGATAAGATAGTAACTCCACGCTTCGGCATACTCGTCAATCAACTCCAAGTTTGGTTCAGAATATGATGAGTCGTGCTTGGCAAGGAAGTATGCTAGGTTGATGATCCCTACACCTAATGGTCTATAACCTTTTGAATGTAGTTCAGCAGCAAGCACTGGATACTTCTGGTAATCAAGTAATGCGTCTAGTCCACGCACCGCAAGTTCACAAGGACGCTTGAAGTCTGATGGTTCTTTAACATTTCCCCAATTCATAGCCGACAATGTACATAAAGCAATCAATCCATCCTCGTCTTTTAAATCTATAAGTGGCTTAGTTGGTAGGGCAATCTCTTGACAGTTATGAACCAACACATCGTTAGCAAAAAAGTTTTCTGTGTCTTTTACTGTTATGTCGTATACGGCTTCTCGTTTTGCTAATTTAGTTACTTTTGCCATTTATCATTCTTCCTTGTTTCCATCCAGTTTCTAAATGTTTATTCAACTTATCTTTATGAATTCTCTTGTTCTCATCGTCTTTAGTAACCCACGTATATTGCTTATTAGTATCCGAGGCATATTTATCCTTTATGTCTAGAAATGACAATAGAACATCAGTTTCCGTTAATTCCCTAGCAGCAACATACCCTCTGTTTTCTGTCCAAAACAAATGATCGCCCGTGCAGACAACTGACTGCATACCATCATCTGTTTCAACCTTATAAAGCTCCGCGTCTGGATTCGTCATACCAAACGCAGTTATAGATTGAAACTCAACGGTATTTGTCTTGGTATTATATGACTTAACCAAAACTGTTTCATATTTCTTAATGAATTTATCTACTTCGTGAATTTCGATTGAAAAGATTTCATTATCACATTTTACCGTTATCTTAGTATCTGCTACCAGACAAAGATTACTCATACGCACTGCGGCTACATCTGGTTTGAATGATGAATGGTCGTTGACGTTATCTACATTCATAAGATATATACGACCAGTATTCTTTCGTTCTTCCATAAATGCAGAGAACAGTTCTGATGCTTTTACACGTTTCTTGCGAATGTAGTTATTCTTTTCAGCACGTTCGTATAGTTCTTTGAACTTATCTTGATCATTAAAGAAGGATTCGAACGTGCTG